ATGTATTTTGTTTTACGGGCGAAGCCGTCGAATTAAGTTGCCAATGTCAGTTGGGCCTGATATGCTACGATGATACATAAGACCCTCCGAGCATTTGGCGTCATAGCACACTTTCTTTTTTTACTCAATATCCTGTATTAGCTTAATGGTAGAGTGACGGAATGTTAATCCGTAGATAGGGTAGGTCTTAAAATTCTAGATGTATTAAGATGGTTCGATTCCCCTATACAGGTCCAATTCTCGTGGTATAATTCAGAATTCGAAGATCAGGCTGATTAAATTCAAAGCCCCGGTATGCCCGGTAAGCTGTCTGATCGGGGAGGTTCAATTGCCTCACGCCATGCCTATTTAAAAATATTAAAGGAATTTAAAATGAAAGTCGTAGTTGGTAATTGTTACAAGCACGTTAAGCGTGACAGTAAGTATGTTGTGACTGCTATCTCTAAGCTTCAATGGTCTGCAATGAAGCACCTTGAAGATACGTTAATGGTGACATATCACAATATTTACGATGATGAATCGTGGACACGTCCACTAAATGAATTTGCAGATGGACGATATATCGAGTATATTCAGTATGACTGAAGATCATCTTAATCCATATCACGATCCTAATCGCCTGAATAGAGAGCACGTAAAGACTGTCTATTCAAAGAAGGACGAATATTTTGTCGTCATCGAGTATCCTGACGACCATTCAACATACGAAGTCTCATGGTCTGCATGGGTACGAAAGGTACGCGATGAAATCCGAAATAATTGAATATAAAATTATCGAAGCTTATTCATACGAAGTTTCAAAAGTGTAGGCGATCATCTTAAAGAAGGATGACAGCTTTATGGATTTCCGTTCAGATCAGGAAACTTCTGTGTTTGTCAGGCTATGGTAAAGTACAAGAAGCAATATCCTGATCATCATGTACCAGAAGATGGAATATATTCACAACTCTTTTGTTAAAATCCATTACTTCCTGATATACCTTCAATAGTTTCGGTATATCTAGGTCTAGTAGTCGGTAAATCAATGTGTCTGGCAATTCTTGAAACAAGGTAATTGCCAGACACAGCCATGTCTGTAGAGCGATCCTTTGTAATTGTAGACTGAGGAATGTTTACATTGATCATATCACCGGCTTTAACTCTAGTATCTCCATAGACTCTAAGAGTGATGTAATTCTGCAACAAATTTGAAATGTAAGCAAGCTGCAAAGGTGTGGCATTCTGAATGCTGGTCTGTGGTCTTGATGCTGAGTCGGCAGGAATGAATGAAAATAGATTAAAAGCCTGTCCAAATACTTCCTGAAAGAATGAACTATTCCAATTACCAGAATTAGGAAATTTTCCTGTATTGGTGAGAGTCTGATCGTTAGAAGTGTATGTTCGTGTTCTTATATCATAGGTTGCAGTTCTTTGTACAAGTCCACCAAGATCAATTCTTTTTACAGATGAAAAGAGTTGTGGAAGTTCATAGTCGATGATCTGATCAATAGATTCATCTAAAATTGAAATTGAGGCTGTGTCAAGATGTACAAAGTTTTTTACGACTCCCTGCTGCATCATACCTTCAATTGTCTTAAAATTATGACCAGCAGCGTTTTCAAAATAAAGAAATGTTGAAGATTGATTCTGACTTGAGACAGCACGTCTACGTACCATATCGATAGCATCGAAAGGTTTCAAATTCGGAATTATAATTTTTTGAATACCATTTGTAGCCTCAGTAAGCAAGGCGCTTGTAGACTGTAAAAAGGTAGTATGGATGTCGGAAATGATAGAGGCAATATCGGTGTTATAAGCCTTCTGTATGTAGGTTGATTTGGCTGTTAGGGCTTCCCTACCTACTCCGTGAAAGACTATCTCCTTGGCCTTCTCTGAGACTCTGGAAGGCAAGATTTCTGCCTTATCTAGGGAGAACGTATAAGACAGTGTTGGCAAACCTCCGACATTGAATGCAACCACAATTGTTTCGTCACCAGTCACTTCTAAATTATCCAGAACGCTTTCGGTATCCAATACATGCAATTCGCATATGTTATTTTGGACGAGAATGCTTTCGTATATTGTCCCCTCAACAAGACTATTAATCATATTATATGATCCTCTAGGTGAAAAGAACATACAAGTTAATATATTGATATCTCCCGGTCTTACAGCACTCATTATTTAGCTGCCAATCCGTTAGTTACTTCAGTAGATATTTGTTGAGCATATTGAGGATTAATCACAACAATGCTTTTATTGGCTTCATTTAGATTAGTTTCATAATCTAAATATGAAACTGAATCATAGAATACATCTTCCAAAGGATCGAGAGTATCAATAGATACAATGTTAACTTGATTTGTATTTGAAATCGTTACTGTATTATTTGATTCCTGACCATATATGTAGAATGCTGCTGTATTAATATTACCATTAATAGGAAGATAATTTCCAGATACGTGCTGAATATAAAGAGCCGTATTAGTTGTAAAAATTACCTGACCATTAGCTGTCACGTTTACGTCGTACTGAACATTAACTATTTCGTCTTGTGTGAAGGTAGGAAGTGTTACGTTGCTAAAATAATATTGGACGACTCTATTTGTGTTGACATTCCAGTCTACAGGTGCTCTAATATAATTTATTATATTATTTGCAGGATCGAATACCGGCTGATAAAACTTTGTAAGGATAGGCTCTAGAGCATCATAAGTAGATGGGTCTATATCATTATTATCTCTATACCAATTATTAGTGTAATACTTTATCTTATTGGCAGCGTAATTATAATCAGTATATTTTTGCTGTATATAGTCAATGAATTGATCTGTATCCATATACCATTGGTAAGGATCGACCAACTGATTAGATAAGAATACTAACCATTCCATATAAGGATCGGAGTATACGTTAGCAGACACCAAGTCTGATCTTTCACCATTTTCTAATGTATATGCCTGAAATGAGAATGGACTATTATACGGATTGGCTGACATGTTGATATTCTTTGTAAGATTAACAACATTAGCTCCGTTGTACTGTATAGTAGGGAAGTTAGAAAAGAATGTTTGCATATTTACCTATAAATATAAAAAATTACAAAAGTATTTATAGGGGATTCAATGCCGATCACTGTAGGAAAACAATCAATAGGGAATATTGTACAAAATTTCAATTATAACCCTAAGATTGTAAAAAATAAAGTACAAGATTATTCAGGATTAGGTAATGTAAAATTTCCATTTGATTTAATGACTTCTGCTGAAGGATTCTTTCTACAATTAAATTTCTTTCAGTATTCTCGTCCTAATGTAACGAGTGCTCCGGCTTCTATTCCTATCGGAACAATCCAGCTTCCTATTCCTTCAATCCAAAACGTCGATCATCAGAGTTTAAACTACACAACACAAGAAACTGGAATGATCGCTGGTGCTCTTTTAAATGGTCTAGACGGTCAAATTCAGAATTGGGGTAATGCTCAAGCCATGTTAGATGCAGCCGAGTCTGCAATAGCTGCTGGTGGCATTGGTGCAGTAAGTGATGTAGTAAAAAACTTTTTAAAACAATTTGGTGTTGGTGGAAATAATGCTGCTAGTCTTGGTGGCGTAGCCATGAATCCATATCTTACTGTTTTATTCAGAAATGCAAATTTTAAAAGATTCTCTTTTTCATGGTTATTCGTTCCAGAAAATCATCAGGACAGTGTTAATCTTAACTTTATTATTAACAAACTTAGATATCATTCTCTACCTGATTTAGTAGGAGGGGATGGTGGTCCTCTATTAGGTTATCCTGATATGTGTAAGCCTGTCCTTATGCCACAAGGGTATCAGCACGACTTTAAATATTGTGTCATCACAGACTTGGTAGTCGATTATGTTCCGGGTGATACACCAGCATTTCAGGCTACTGATCAGGCCCCCGCTGCCATCAAACTTACTATTAATCTAATGGAAATCGAGTTATGGCATAAGGAAGACCTTTATGCAAGTACATACGAATCATAATGTTTAAGGAATCAGATTTAATAAAATATAAAAAAACTCGTAGTCGATATATGCAAGGACACTTTAGTCCTTCGAATCCTAAGAAGTATATGGGGGATCAACGTCATATCGTCTACAGAAGCTCGTGGGAGCTTAAATTTATGATCTGGTGCGATAAGAACCCGGCTGTCATCAACTGGTCCTCTGAAGAAAATATCATACCTTATTTGTCACCTGTAGATAACAGATATCACCGATACTTTGTGGACTTTAGAATCTGTGTCCAAACCAAAGAAGGTAAGAAAACTTATCTTATAGAAATCAAACCAGAAAAGCAAACGAAAGCACCTGAGAAAAAGAAAAAAGTCACCAAAACCTTTGTGAAGGAAGTGGTGACTTTTGCCGTGAATGATGCTAAGTGGGATGCTGCCAGAGCCTACTGTAAGCTAAAAGGTTGGGACTTCATGATTCTGAACGAGCACGATCTACAGATTTGAGGCGATAGAGCTTCATGCAGTAGTCGGGATAGACCGCTGGCACTAGAATAATGTCATTACCATAAGTATTAAGGACATCATCCATAATGTCGAGAATCTGTATCGGTGTATATGGAGCTTCCTTTCGAGTGAGCACCATCATATCAATTTCTTCATAATCATTTTCAAGTGTGGTACGGGAAATCATGATTAATCCTTATCGGTATGTTCGATCTTCATCGATTACGGTTTTTCGTGTAATGTGCTCTACACGAACAAGACGAAATTCTTCATCTGGATGATTATTTACCCACCACTTAAATTCAGCGATGGCAGATTCTTCAGAGATATCTTTCAAAGTATCTAATTTGTTATACCATTTGTCTTTGTGAAAGGTTTCCACAATGTATGAAGTTTTTGTGCTTTCTGTAATCATAATTAATCCTTATCAGTATGTTTGATTTTAAATATTTGATATTTTTTGAATGATTTAACTTTTTCTTTAATTATACGATATTTTACGTGCTTGATAGTATCAAGCACGTATCCACTAAATTTTTCTATATCATCAGCTTCAGTTGTAACAAAATAAAGATATTCATCCCAATCTTCATTCTCTTTCAACTGAAGCTGAATATAATATAATGTTTGAATAGAAATCTTATTTGCAGGAGCAGTTCTACTTAACATAAGTATTACTCCACAACATAATATGAACGTTGAGTATGAACAATTTCTTTTACAAATCTATGTTCTACATGTTCGATATTATCGATGAGGCACTTGCTGTTTTGTTCCATATCTTTAGGATTAACTGAAGCATAATATAAATCTTGATCCCAATCTTCGTTTTCTTTTAAACGAAGCTGAATGTAATAGAATGTTATAGAAGAACTTTTATCGTATAGTGGATTTTGTGTTTTACTTGACAATTTGATAATTCCTTTCTTTTGCAACCTTGAGAATGTAATCCAGAGTTGCAGCAATAATTAGTTCACCGTTCTCGGCGTCTACAACCGTAGCGTAGAGATATTCGGAACGGTCGCCTTGACCTTGATGAAGATTGATAACACGAACTTTTCACATGGTGCTCTCCTAATCAATAGAAAGACACTAGACCATTTCTGATCTAGTGTCAAATCATTTATCGTCCAATAAGGACGGAAGCAGCCTTTGAACCGCCATTCATTTGCTGGCTCAGAGAAATGCTGCCGGCGTCATTCCAGCCCTGCATAGCAGCACTATTAGAAATGTTGACACTGGTTTTGTTGGTTCGTCCATTCATCTTGATGCTTTCCTTCATGTAATCTTCGACCAAGGCAAGCTCGGTGGAATACAAAGCAGGAAGGTTATTAGGGTTCAAAGGATTGACCTTAGTGGCTTCCTTGGTCTTCTCATGAACACGATAGGAGAGACGCATGGTGCATCCCTTTTTGTATTCATACTTGGACTTTGCATCATTGAACTTGAGGGCCAGACGATCCATAGTCTTCATGAGATAGTCGAACATGCTGGCAGCAATGTAACGGTTGTTGTCGCGACCGACGAAAACGTAATAGGTCTGTTGGGTCTTCCGACCGACAACATTCTTGTGGCGAAGATAAATCTTGCAAAAATACATCTTGGCGACCACACTGGCCAAACTACGAAACCAAGAAACGTCTACAGAAACCGGAAAGAAGGTTTCATTAATTCCCGGCTTGTCTTCCTCTTTCAGGTCGGCTTCGGTCAGATTGTGCTCGGCCAGAAGCTCCTGAACCTTGTTCATGAATAGTTCGGCTTCGGCTTCAGTAAGCGACTCGTCGTTGGCCTTGGCAAAGAGCTTCTTGATCTTGGTGAGGTAGTCGATCTGGTCGGTCATGATGAATGTCTCCGTTGATGTTCAGACTTTATATCATTTAAAATCGAATGTCAATCGTTTTCTTCATTTTCAAAATAAGGAATATGAGAAAAATCTTCTTTTTCGTCTTCATCGACAAATTCAATTCGAGGCCAATAAACGACTACCCCAAGACCTATGTTATCTTGACGATAGTCTTCGACCTGATATTGCGGAACTTCAAGTGAATTGTCATCTTCAAATGAATGGTTATAGTCTGCAATAGCCATACCGAGAACAAGCATATTGATACGGTCGGCAGTAATAGCCAAACAATTCCGACCGTACATACCACGACCTGAATAGGTCCGAATTTCAATATCCATATCATCTTTGAGATATTCGAGAGCGGTCTGAAGGGGATGCTTAGCCATCATATATCTCCGTTGTTCATAAAAATACACTAGACCATTTCTGATCTAGTGTCAATGTTTAAACTGGTGTACGACGCCGAAATTTAGGCTCTTGACGAAAAGTTTTTCGATATGTTCGCCTAATAAACATTTCAACGGGTTCAAGTATCATTAACAGAAGAAGAAATGCACCTATACAGATTGCACCAATTCCTGCTGCTGTTGCGATAACTGCCATAAAGACATATGGAAGCCACCAGCGGCATGTAAGAATGAGAACAATGATAATGAGAAGATTATCGTTTGACATTTTTAACCCCTATAAATGACAGTTCCGCCGAACATTGACCAGTATGCAACTGTCACTTTGTCCTTTAGAACAGAAAATTCAAATCCACGAGACTTTCCCCATTCGATGGCAGCTTCCAAAGAATGAAGATTTTCGTTGGCGATATATCCGAAGTTCGTGAGATAGATGCTGAACATATCATCCTCCTGATCTGGTGTGAATTGAAGCCATAAAAGGTGTATCATAGTCATGACTACGTTCATGACGATCCTTCATAGACTTAAGAACCCGAAGCTGTTCCTTAGTGAATTGAAATTCCATGATGAATTCTCCTATTCGAGACGTGACCATACCATAATCGTTTTGAATGTCAATAAATATTTCAAACAGAAGGAAATTTTAATTGCAAAATAACGATCCAGCCGCTAATACGAATCAAAGACTTCCACCATTGACTTTACCGGGTCAATACCCTTACGTGCGTATGTATCAGTTTCGTGACGGTTCATGGTGGCGTCAAGACGAAACCCCCGGTTATGAAGGATATGCTCGCGGCCACATTTCAGGAACCTTTTATGAACATTCTCCATTAGGAGGTCATAAATCCCTTACCACAGCCGATTCCCATCACTACACAGCCAGATTAACAACGACCGTAGACCAGAACCACCACGACAAAGTAGGTGGTTCACAAGTCTCTCATGTGTCTCAGGATCACTTTAGCGAACATGGCGGCGACAAAATGCACGCTATTGGTGGTCATCATACTGTATCATCAGGTGGTGTTCATTTTTCATTTGCCGATAGCACCGAAGTAGCCTCAACAGGTAATCATGTTACTGATCATAATGATGGTAATCATTATGTTAATATGTCTAACGACTTTGTTACATATATTGGAGGTACTAAGTATGAATCTATTGGTGGTGAGTACGGTATACACCTTACTAATGGCAATATGGATATTAAATTAGATAATGGTAATTATCAAATTAATTCATCTGCAAACGTATTTGTAACAAGTGGTGCTCAAGTTGTCGTCAATGCTTCTTCCAATATACTAATAACAAGTCTTAGTGGAGTTACTATTAAAGTAGGATCACAATCTATTGTAATAACAACATCAGGCATTACTTTTAATGGTAGTGCAATTAGCTTTAATCAGGTGTAATATGGGAAACATGTGTCATAGAGACGGTGATAACAGAAATTGTGGAGCTACTACAATAGTTTCTGGACAAAATTTTGTAAAAGTCAATGGAAAGTTATGGTCCGTCTTAAATGATAAGAATACACATGGCGACGGAGAACTAACAAATACACAAAATTATATTAGTATAAACGGTAAATATGCAATTCTTGTTAATGATACAGCACAACCAGACGATTTATGTGGTTCTGTTGGTGGTAATCATTGTCATCCTATAGCATCATCTGGTGATGCTCTAATCACGATAAATTAAGGAGATTTATGACTACTAGAGCCGATTATGTATTAAACAGACAAAAAAGTCAAATTTATTTTAGTGATATTCCGACAAATTTTGATATGTCTCCTAATTCAGGAGATTTGGCAAGAGTAACTAATGAAGATGCTGTTGCACAATCATTAGAGAATCTTGTGGTTACTTTCTTGAAAGAAAGAGTCTATAGTGAAACAATAGGATGTGCTGTTCAGTTTCGAGCATTCGAATTATCATCTTCAATCGAAGTTCAGTTCATAAAGAATGCTGTTATTAATTGTGTAAACCAAAATGAACCAAGAGTTTCTGTTCAAGATGTAGAAGTAGGACTATATCCTGACAATAATGCTTTCAATGTAAACATTTATTATTACGTAATAAATAATACTGTACTTCAGAAATTACCTGTAATAATAAAAGTTGAAAGATAAAATGGCAGCAAACACAAATTTTTCATTATCATCAATCGATCCTGATACACTGAAACAAAGTTTTATTACTTTTCTTCAGACTCAGAGTCAATTTTTAGATTATAACTATAATGGACCTAACATCACGGTATTGAATGAATTGCTAAGCCGTAATTCATTCTTAAACAGCTTCTACATTAACATGCTTTATGCAGAATCACAACTAGATTCTGCACAGTTAAGAGATTCTATCGTATCTAATGTAAAGCCTCTTAATTATCTGCCATCTTCTATGACATCTTCTATGGCTACAGTAAATGTTCAGATACAGACATCAAGCGGTAATTTGTTTGTTATTCCTGTCGGAGCTACATTTCAAGGAGTCAATGCTAATGGAACATATACATTTACCACAGATAATGAATACATTCAAACATCTTCTAACAACACCTTTAATTTCTCTAATGTAAGTATATATGAAGGTACATATAGTAATAATGTATTTGTTGTCGATAATACACAACCTAATCAGAGATTTCTTCTAAGTGATAATACTATTGATATTTCTTCATTAAGTATTATTGTATCAGAAAATCAAGGAAGCACAAATAATTATTTTACTGTTGCTGAAAATATTTATGGTTTAAATGGTAATTCTCAAGTATACTATCTTCAGGCAACAGAAAACAATCAGTATGAATTCTATTTTGGTGATGGTATATTAGGTTATACACCACAAAATGGTGCAATCGTTACTGCAACCTATAGAGTAACATTCGGAGACGTAGCCGAAGATTGTTCAAACTTTGTATTAAATTATAATTTAGGAATTTATAATAGCACAACTATTCAAAGTGTTGTTATTAATACTGTAGCCAACTCTGTTGGTGGTTCACAAGCCGAAGATATAGAATCTATTAGATTTAATGCTCCTAGAGCATTTCAGACTAGAGAAAATGCTGTCACAAGTATTGACTATAAGAATCTTATTTTGAAGAATTTTCCACAAGTCGGTGACGTGTATGTATATGGTGGAAATGTTTCTTTAACAGGCGTTAACTATGGTCAAGTCTTTATTGCAGCAGTTTCTCCGACTGGCAATCCTTTAACACAAAACGTAAAAAATGTGATTCTATCATATCTTTCAAACGTTGCTGTTATACCTTTATCTAACTCAATTAATATTGTTGATGCAAATACCTTGTGGATTGACATTGACACTTCAGTCTATGTCAACTTTAGCCAGACTAACAACACACCTAACTATTATGAATTGTTAACTACAAATACGATTATTAACTTTGCCAATACAAATTTAGAAAAGTTTAATAAGTCTTTTGTGTATTCTCGTTTCACCGATGCAATAGACGAAATGGATTCAAATACAATTATTGTTGGTAATGACACCAAGTTTACTTTAAAGAGATATACAGTAGTATCTACACAAACTAATAATATAATTAATCTTTCTTTTAATAATCCTATTAGCTCTGTGACATCATCACAGTTTATTTCTAATGGATTTACAAGCGTAATAACAGATTCTTATTCTGGTGTCAATATAGCAAAAGGAACTTTGAGTATTCTACAATTCCAAGGTAACTCAGTTATTAATAACACTAATATAGGTACTGTTAACTATAGTACAGGTTCAGTGTCAATACCTTCTATAAAGATAGATAGTTATCTTAGTAATACAGGTTCATTTTACTTTGTTGGTGTTCCGACATCAAAGATCATTTCAGCCAACAGTAATGATATTATTGATATTGATGTTATTAATGGACTTAACATTAATATTATACCACAAGGATAAGATATGGTCGATACTATTAATCAGTTCATACCTTCTCAGTTTCCTTTATTCTATAAAGATAAGGGTCCGGTCTTTATTTCCTTCCTGAAAGCCTATTACGAATGGTTAGAGCAAGAAGGTAATCCTATATGGTATGCCAGAAATTTCAAAAATATTATTGACATTGACAATACATTAGATCAGTTCATTATTCATTTTCAAAATGAATATATGAATAATCTTCCTACTACAATGGTGACGAATCAAAGACTATTGATTAAGCATATCACCGATCTTTATAATGCAAAAGGATCAAAGAGAGGATATGAATTACTCTTTAGAATTCTTTTTAATGAAGATATTCAGTATTATCTTCCCGGCCAATTCATATTCAAGACATCAGACAACGAATGGGTAGAAGGAGGCTATATAGAAGTCTCAGGGAGTCCATATCTTGCCAATCTGATAGGGTTGCCTATCTATTCTTCTGGTGCAGGCTCTACGGCTCTTGTAGAAGATTTTAATATCATTACCATTAATAATAAAGTGGTAAACGTATTGCATTTATCTAATATTAATGGTAACTTTGGATATGGTGAACAGATTCTTTCAAGAAGTCTTCCGGCTTTGACTACCAACAATGCACCATCTGTCGTCGGATCATTATCTTCAGTATCAATAGAAAATGGTGGAGTCTTCTTCAATCTTGGTGATGTTGTAAATATTATAGGTACTGGTGCTGGTGGTCTAGGCCGAGTGTCAAGTATCACATCAGAAAATGGTAAAACAGTTTTCAATCTTGTTGATGGTGGTGCAGGATTTACATTAAATGCACAAGTCATCGTATCTGGTGGTGGCGGTTCAGGTGCAACCTTCTCTGTCGGTGAAATTACTGATCAGTCTGTTATAAGTGTTAATACAGATACTATCAATAACTATTATAACACACAATTAGATATCTATGCCGAAGGATTTAAATTAGGCATTTCAGGTACTGTAGGAACATTTACTGTAGGTGAAGTCATTAACTCACATGCTAATGGTATTGCATTAGACTTTGCTTATCTAACTGGTAATAACTTATTGGTCGGTGAATCTCTTTCTAATACATCATTAGGTATCTCAGGACTTGTATCTATAGTAGTAGACAATCCTAATTTTGTTAATTGTACTGGTCCAGAAGCCACATTGAATAATGCAAATATTGTTAGTGGTGTCGTTCTTATAAGTAATACTACAGGATCAGTATTATATATTAATTCTGTTCTTCCAAAGACACAGTATATTGCAAATGGTATTGTACAAACAACAAATTCTACTATAATCAATGTTGCTAATGCTAACGGATACTTTCTCCCTACATCAAAAATCTATGGACAAAGTTCATTAGCCAATGCTACCGTTACGACAACAACAAGATTAACCAATTGGGGATTTCCTGTAGCCGGAAACACAAATCTCGATTCTCCTATTAATAGCGTATTGACATATGAAAATCTTGTGATAGGAACCATTTCAAGATTAATTAAAGAAAATCCGGGTGTTAATTATACATCTAACGCAACAGTTACAATCACGGAACCTCTTGTCTACCAGATGCAGCTACCAGATGGTCGTGGAGGCTATCTAGGCGGTGATGCGAACGTCACCGCAAGTGCTATTAACGCCAATGGTATCATTACCTCAATAGAAATTATTGATTCTGGATTCGGTTTTACACCAGATGAACCATTAGCACTTTATTCAAATAATAACTTTGCTGCTACTGGTTATGCTGTCGTAGACGGTACAGGTGTATCACCGGGTTATTGGAATTCAAATAAATCATTTTTGTCAGATGAAATATATCTTCAAGACAGTTATTATTATCAAGACTTCTCATACGAAATCCTTGCACCGAGAGTATTAGAGTCATACGACAAGTTTGTCAAGGACATTCTACATCCTGTAGGATATCAATTATTTGGTAAGTTAAAGATTATTGATTCTCAGGTTGTAGAATCAAATCTATCTGCAACAAGCACAAGTGTCTATACTAATGGTACTCTAACACAGACGGAATAAAAAAAATGAAATATCTTCACGAAATCTTCGATAAAAGTTATAAATTTGGTGAGCTAAGTACAGATAGACATGGTTCTACTCATGCAAGATTTAATTCACCAAAAGGTGAATATTCCGCATTTGCTGCAAATAAACACGTAAATAATGCTGGTGGTTATATGTCTGCTCAACATTCAAGTGAAGGAAAGACAGCCGACATTTCATTTGATTTTTCTAATCCAGATATGCACACTGATGATCCAACAGGACTTGAAGGCAGCGAGTCACATAAGATATTTTCTTCAATTAAAACTGTATTGAAACATCATCTAAAGGCTAATCCTCACGTAACACACGTTATGTTTTCATCTAAGGATAGTGATGGAGGTCGAACAAAATTATATCATCATATTGCTAAGAAGATTGATCCTAACTATAAATCTGGTCCATATAGTAATTCAGAAACCTATTTTCATGCAAAGGCAGATAGATTAAAATGAAATATCTTAAAGAAATACTCGATAGTTATTATCCTTTTAGATATGTTAAACATCCTAATGAGCATCAATATAAATTTAAAACATCTAAAGGAAAATCATTGTCTGTTGGTATTGAGCATCATAAAAATAAGGCTGTCGTGACTCTACAGGACGAAGATAGATTTGGTGGTGGTGCATTCGATGCTCATGGTGACGAAGGTCATTCTGCTCATAAAGTATATTCTACTGTAGGACATATTATAAAGAAGCATATGGAAGATCATCCTCATATTGAATCAATGCATTTTGATGGTTTTACTACAAGTCAGCATAAACTATATGGTATAATGCTTAAACATACTGCACATAAATTCGGAATGAATTATGACGAAGAATCTAATCCTTATGGTAAAAGTATATATCATATAAAGAAGCCTAATAAATAAAACAAAAGTAAAAAGGATTCTCGATGACTGCCAGTCTGTCAATTAAAAATAGCATCAATAACCTTGAAAATCTATTCAACGATATCAATGCTGCCAATAATGCATATTATTTCTTTGTAGGTCATACATTACCTTGGCCTGATGATACTAATCCTCCTGCCGCCGCAGCATCTATTGTTCAGACAGAACAAAATATATATCATGAAATGGTATTTGGCAAGCAAATTACCAATAACAACATCGCATTTCTTATTCCTAATATACCTTGGACTCCAAACACAGTATATACTGCCTACGATTATAATAATCCAAATTACTATGGTTCTAATTCTTATGTTGTAACCAGCACCTATTCAGTGTATAAATGTATTGACAATAATAGTAATGGTCCTTCTACTGTACAACCTTTCATTACTCCTACTGTTGGTACATTCCAGACTTCAGACGGTTATACATGGAAATATATGTATACAGTTCCGGTTAACGCCAATACAGCCTTTACTACAAATCAATTCATTCCTGTAGTTCCTAATACATATGTAGCCAATAATGCTATTCCCGGTTCACTCGATGTTATTCGAATTAATAATGGTGGAGCAAACTGGCAAGCCTATGAACATGGATATCTTAATTCTGTAATCAGTCAACAGACATTCATTCTAGACGCTAATGCTGTCAATGTAGACAACTTTTATACAGGATCATCACTTTATCTTAAGTCTGGTCTAGGTGCCGATCAGATCAGACCTATTGTATCCTATAGCGGAGCCAACCAGACTGTAACTGTTTCTCCTGCATTCAATACATTTGTTAATATACAACTTAATAGTGCAGATATAACAGGAACCTTTTTGATCGGTGAAACCGTAGTTCAAAACATTGTATATTACAATTATCTTTACGGTGCTGGTTCATTCAATACTAACGATCTTTTGATTCAGTCCGACTCTCAGGCTTCTGGTTATGTTTCACATGCCAATACAACCTCAATGCAGTTGTATAATGTATCAGGAACATTTAATCCAAATAATTATCCTATCTTTAACTCAACAGATTCTCTTTACAATCTAACAGGAACAGTAAGCATTACTTCTGGTTCTAATACACTTACTGGTGTAACAGCAAATCTTCTTACTCTTAGTGTCAACACCTATATTCAAGTCGGTAATAATGCCAATCTTAATGTAAGAAGAATTTCATCTATTACAAATAGTACACAGGCTCACGTATCAGTTCCTTTTAATTATACTCTTGTAGGTAACTCATTCGCTCAGGTTAATAATGCTGTCGAACCTACAAGTTTTCTTGTAACAAGTTCAAATGGCGTAATTACTCAGTTGAATACTAATTCTATTATGATTCAATATGGTAATCTAAGTTCTAACGGAATTACATTTATTCCGGGTGAAGTCGTAAAAGAAGTAGACATCAATAATGTTGATCAGTCATCTAATGGTATTATTTCTTTTGCTAATTCTACCTCATTGATTATTTCAAATATTAATGGTACTCTATTGATCGGAGACTTCATCATTGGACAGTCTTCAGCTTTAAAGGCTCAGATTACCGGAATCAAAACATATCCTAATATTACCTTAGCAAATGCTTTGGGAACATTCATTACTGGTATTAAGGTATATGCACAATATGCTAATGGTGTTACATCAGGATCAGGAACATGTGTTTCTTATTCATATACACCTTCAAAGAACACAGAATATATTATTTCACCTACAGTAGTTATTAATGGTGATGGAAATGGAGCAGCAGCCTATTCTGTAGTCAATACTGCACCCGGATCAGTTCTGGAAGTTTCAGACATTGTTATGATCAATACGGGAAATAGCTATACATACGCCACAGCATATCTTTCATCTAATGCACTCTATGGTTATAATGCCTCATTATACCCTGTTGTAAGCCCCGTACAGGGTCATGGAGCAGACGCCGTTACAGAGCTAGGTGCAAAATTTGGTGGTATCTCTATGACCTTTGATACGGCAGCAAATGAAAATTATTACTATCCTTCTTACGGTACATATCGTAAGGTCGGGATTATCAAAAATCCTCTATTTTCTTCTCTTTATGTATCTCATTCTGCACCTAATAGACTGAATATGACTATTCAGGGTGTTAGCGGATCATTTAGTAATGGTGAAATCATTTATCAATATAGCACAAATGCTGCTGCCTTGATAAAGAGTGTTAATAGTACATTTATTCAAATTGATAACATCAACGGAACATTTACTTCTAATGCCGCTCAGACTGGTGTTAACAATATGATTGTCGGTTTGACATCAAATGCTCTGGCAAATGTTGTTGTTACAAATAGTGTCAATTTTAGTATTACTTCTAATAATCAACCTCTGTATCAGTCTTTGTCTAATACGACTGGCATTCTCACAAACGTAATCAATTCTTCAATGGTCGTGTTAGGTAATGTTAGCGGTAATTTCTTAGCTAATTCAACAATATACGATCCTACTAATAATGCACATGCTAATGTATTAAATTTTTATGTAGCCAACGGATCACAGTTAACAACAAACTTTGGACAGAAGTTCGACCAGAGTGTAAGAATTACATTATCTTCAAATAATAATCTTCCATTCCAAGTCAATGAAACTGTTGCTCAATATGCATCCAATTCTACTGGCACAGTCTATAATGTTGCAAACGAATTAGATTTTATTATAGCCAACGTTTCAGGTACATTCTCTCTAGGAACAGTATTGACCGATAATACAACATTTGCAAATGGAATTATTACATTTGCAAACAATTCATATATAAAGATAACTGCTGCTAATGGTTCTTTCAATAGTGGCGACACAATATCTTGCCTAACAGGAAATGGAGTTATTACATCTGTTCTTAGTGTTATCGTATTAAATGCGACTTATGGAACTTTCGTATACAATCATAATATCTACGGATGGACATCAGGAGCTATCGGATATACAGGTATTGCAAATACTATAACATATCCTGATTTAGTTTTCAATAGTGGTGAAGTTTTGTATATAAATAATATACAACCATTTACACTAGGCTCAAATACAAAAGAAGTATTTCTGACTACATTACAATTTTAAGGGAATAAATGAGTAACCAGCTTGATACAAACTTAAATCAGTCACCTTACTTTAATGATTACGATTCATCAAAGCAATACTATTATGATTTATTCAAGCCTTCTACTGCTGTTCAGACTCGTGAACTTAACGTTCTTCAGGACATGCTATATAACCAGATTTCAGGTATTGGCAACAATCTCTATATATCAGGTACAATTATTCAAGGTTGTAATATTACAACAAACAGAAATCTTAATTATGTAAAGATTCTTGACACATACGCAAATGGTGCTGCATTAAACATCAATAATCTTGTAGGATATAATGTAGTATCAAATTCTGGTCTTTCTGCTGTTGTATATTATGCTCAGCCGGGTTATGTTGCAACTTCACCTAATCTTAATACTCTTTATGTTGGTTATTTGAATTCTGCTGTCAATACAACTACAAATACTGTCATTAAAACATTCCAAAATGATGAAGTATTGAACATCGTTAATGCTTCTAATACAGTCGTATCTCAGATTACAGTAGCCAATACAATTTCATCTGGTTCTTCTAATACTACAGGATATGGATATAGTCTTTCTGTCGATGATGGTCTAATCTTCCAAAAGGGTAGAGTCCTTAATGTAATCGGACAGACATTAATTGTTTCACCTTATTCAAATGCTCCTAATAATATTTCAGTAGGATTTTCTTCTGTTGAATCTATCATTACTGCATATCAGGACGAAACATTATTCGACAACTCACAAGGCACAAATAAGAATGCTCCGGGTGCAGATCGTCTACAGATCGTTCCTACTCTTATTACTATTACATCTACAGATGCCGGAACATTAGGAAACAATTTCTTTTCTATTGTAGACTTTATTAATGGATCACCATCTTATATTAATCAGGATACACAATATAATGTAATCGGAAAACAGATTGCATCATTATCATCAGATACAAATGGTTCATTCATTATTAATCCATTTAATATCCGTCTAAAGCAGATTTACTTTGCTAATAACACATTAGACACTGGTAACATGAGACTTGAAATTGACTCAGGTAGTGCATATATCAATGGTAACAAAATAAATCTTGTAGGTCAACTTCTTTCTGTAATGAAAAAAGGTGTCGATTATAATCAGTCTTCACAGCAGATTCTTACTGCTCAAATGGGAAATTACTTGCAAGTTCAAGAAGTTGCTGGTATATTCGACCCTACAATCATTCAGACTGTCCAGTTGAGAAGCTCACCTTCTTATGCCGTATCTAATGGTCTTGCCAAGGGTATTACACCTAATAACCTTCCTCCTGCTGGTAGTCAGATCGGTACGGCCACTCTTGTAGGATTTCAGTACATTTCAGGAACAGAATCAACTCCTAATGGTCAGTTCTATGCATATCTTTCAAATATTTCTATTAACTCTGGTTCATTCGCAAACGTAAGATCAATTTATGCAAATAATGGTGGTGTTATTGGTATTGCCGATATCATCCAACAAAATAATACTACGATTCTTCAAAATCCTGCTTTTGCTCCTAGAGTATATTCATTTAATCAAAATGCAATCAAGACACTAAAGACTGCATCTAACACTATTGACACACAGTTCGAATATAGAGCAAAAACAAGTGTATCATTCGCCAACACTGGTAATGCTACTATTACTGTATCATCATATACAGGTGGTAACAATGTATTGCCATATGGTACAGGTAATTTAAATTCATTACAGATGACTTCAGATATCATCGTTGTATGTGAAACTAATGTTGCAACTGGTAATATTTCAGGTTCATTCTCTGCAACCTCAACAGGAAACGTAGTTACTGGTTTCAGTTCAAATCTTAATAACATTTCTTATCTTGGTGTCGGCTCATTCATTACACTTGCCAATACCACAAGTTCAGAAACAAAACAAATTTCAACAATCACAAATTCTACATCATTGACTACTACCATTCCCTTCTCTACAACATGGTCTACAGTCAATGCTTATGTCACCTATCTAGCTGGTGATCCTATTCCATTAAGTGCCGCCAATGCCTCTGTAAACGTCACTAACGCTACATCAATGGTTATATCATTGCCTGTCAGCGAAACATCTTCATTCAACGCTACAGTGTTCTATAATGTATTAAGAACCGCTGCTGCTCCTGCTACAAAGAACTATCAGACTACCATTTATGCAAAGATTGACTGTTCAAATAATGCTGGTAATACAGTTGGTCCTTGGTGTTTGGGTCTTCCAGACGTTGTAAGTATCTCTAATGTTTGGGTCGGAACAACATATTCAAATACAAATACATCAGCCACAAGTAAATTCAGATTAGATGGTGGTCAAAGAGACGCATCTTACAATCTTGCTTACCTTCAGTCAAATGGTATTACACTTAGCACTTCAAATAAAATTCTTGTAGAATTACAGTGTTTTATTCCAAATTATTCAACAAGTCAGGGTTACTTCAGTGTAGACTCTTATCTTGTCGATGATACTGGTCAGACTGCAAATAGTATCTATACATACCAGATTCCTACATATAATTGTATTGCACTTCAACAGCTAATTAATCTTCGAAGCGCCATCGACTTCAGATTCTATGCTCAGAATACAATTCCTTATATTGGTAATACTGCTCTTGCTATTGCCAACGTTGCAATTATTAATCCTAATTCAACATTCACATATACATCATCAAATTATTATGCACCTGATCCAAATAGTCTTATCGAAACCTCATTACAATACTATATGGGTCGATATGATACTGTAGGTATTTCTAATAATGGTAATATCATTATCAAATCAGGAAATCCATCAGAAAATCCAATTCCTCCGGGTGCTGTATCTGCTGGCA